ACGCTTAACAAAAAAAACAAAAAAAACAGAGAATGAGCCAAAAATGTAAAAGACCAGGATGAAGGAGATGTTTTTTTCACATCTCTTGACTCGACTAGGCCACAGTGTGAAAAGCATGTTGACAGATGGGATCACAAGCAACTGTAATCCAATAGGGAGGATCTGGATCTCAAATCACTGAAATTGATCCACCGATTGTAGCTTTTAAGGTGTTTTTCAACCTCTTGGGAGAGATCTTTAGCACTCCCCACAAGCCTTGTAGTCTTCACAATTTTATAAATCAGCCTTATCCAGTGTGACGACAAGCTCAAACTGGAGTTACAGGCAACTCTTTTGAATACTGGAGTGTTGTCTGTCCAACTCCATGCCAAGTACATTCTTCCCCCCAATGTCTGCTTCTTGAAGTAATAGGTCACAGGATTGTTGTACAGCTCATGGAGTCTGGCAAAGTTCAGCACATCTCCTAAGGCTGCTGATAGATATATTAGGGTACCACAGCAAATATTAAAGTGCCTCAAAATTTTGGGGTCTGACGGAGGGTAAAATTTAGGGTCGTTCAGAGGTTTTGACACATTGAATACTCTGTTGGAAAACACCATCATAATTGTCAATATGATTGACATCTTTGAGAATGCTCCCTGCCTAAGCTCGAGGTCATCAACCATCTTGTGGACGAGAAAGGACTCTACATCATTGTCTATGAGAGTTATAATCATTTCATTATATGGATTAGAGATTATTTCCTCTGGAAACCCTCTTACAAGGTCTTGATAATTTAATGATCTGGCTCTTAGCATTTCACTTTTAGAACTGCTACAGTTGAAAAGCACCAAACTCATTTCCCTCAAAGTGGATGATGTCAAATACTCCGAGTCTCTGAAGAACTTCCCCCTCTTGGAGAATTTCAAATAGAGTTCTGATGAAAAGGATGAGGTCATCTGAGTTATATACCCTGTAACTGAAGGAAAAGCCCTGGAGAGATGCTGAACTGCTTTATAATCTGGATTGACCAGCATGGTCCCATAAGTTTTGAAGATCAGACTGAGAGGGCCATTGATGGACAGCGAGAAGTCTGACATTAACAGAGTTATTTTGTTTATTGATGGGATGTCGGTCACTTCCGCATCACAGATTATTAAGTCGTAGGACATGTTGGCTGCACTCTGGACGGTCTGGAAATACCTCCAGGTAGATGGATTCCTCAGATCAGAGGGTTTCTCCCAGATGGAGTTAAAGTCAATCACTCTTGATACTATATCCTCCCCACCACTCATCAATGCGGAAGGAGGTAGGGGATGCGTTCCAGATGCCATAAGATCATTGACCTCCAAGAGACTGTTAAACACCAACTTAGCATCAGGAAACATGCTTAGTACAGCTCTGGATATTCCTCCTGAGCCATCTCCTACCACTAAACACAATGTGGGGTATGCCTCAAGATCATTGAGTATCGGCTTCAACTTGTAATGAGCTCCAGTTGCCCATTGGACAACCCTGAGACCAGATATCAGCGGATTCTGCAACTTCTTGGACAATGCCCTGATATCAATCTCTGAGATGGGTGCGGGGTTAGATGAGGTGGACACCGCAACTTGTTGTGCAGAGCATATCCATTCCGAACAACCTGCCTTCCGTGACACTCTCTTACTTGGACTATAATCACACTTCATCGTTTTCGCGGCATGACGGACCTCTTGATCCACCCATCTCGTCCTCTGTAGAGCGTCTCTCAGTAGCCCTTGGATATCCTCATCTGAATCTAATGTCCCTTCTCCATGACCTCCTAAGACCTGCCGCATCAGGGAGTTCAGTTGTCTCAATCGAACCCTCATCTGTTTGGACAAATTCCTATCAATTCTTTGAAGCAAGAGATGGGACTGATAAGTTATTAAAGTTAGATAGGTCATCTTTATGCTCCTGAAGTCCGAGAATATCCAAAGCCAGTCATTCTCCGGGGATGTTGTTATGGCTTCTCGCTCATAGCGAAGCACATGCTGCAAATAACATAAAACAGATCTGTTGCCCTCCTTCATGGTGGTGGGATAGGCAGCAGGTATTTTCTGAGGGATGGAGAATATCTCGGATCTCAGAGATGGCTCTTTTAGCATGACATACAATGAGGGGTGATTGTCAAGCCTCAGAAGTATATAAGAAATGACTCCAGAAATCAACTCCAAGGGGCGATTGATGTTGATATTGGTCATTCTGGTCAAAAAGCAAATAGAAGAGCCTATCAATACCCCCCTGGCCAACCCTCTTAGATAGTCTCTAGGAGAGACTTTTCCGTAGATATTTACCGGGAATATGGTTCCGTCATTGTACCCTGAATCGTGAGTAGCAACCAAAATGGAGTACAGGAGCCCCTGAGCAGTCCCTATATGTCTGGATTTGTCTTTTTCCTTCAATGAGTCAAACTTCCCTGGCTTCAGTCCTATCTCAGGCAGCTTTCTGAACTGAGGCACTGCTCCTGACACCATCCTTGATATTCTCTTTGATACGTCGGGAAAGGAGAAGATTTTTGGGGCTTCTAAGGTGATGTCATCTATCGGTCGGATACATTTGAGACATCTAAGGTGCCAATGAAAGGTGGAGTCTCTTAATCGAAGGTCTTTCTGAACCAGTTCTGAAGTCCAAGTTTGAGCATAGAGCATGAGAGGCTGAAACATGAAGTCAAAGTTCGTTCCATCTTGTGTGAGGTCAGACATTGTATCTGTACTCACAGAGATATGAGACAACAGGTTGGGGCATATGGAAGAGTAACCCCCCTCGCTGTATCTTGCTGATTTGAAGCGGTGGAGGGCAGATCCAGTTCTCTTAAACACAGGAGCTTCCTCTAGGGGGAAAAAGGGGCCTGTCAACGACACTATGTTTCGGATCAAGGTCTGAGCAAGGTTCGAGTCTCTCGTAATGAACCAATTGATGGATTCCTTGAGGGACAAGGCCCTCTTGACGACATGAACATTAGTTACTTTCTCCCAAGCATGGAACAACTGAGTAGACATTGAGGTGGAAGATCCCAGGTATCCCTTGAGGGGACCTCTGGAGAAGAAGGACTGGTCGAGAGACGGGAGAACTGACACAGATATTCTTGGGCTATCATCCCCTGACTGTCCACAGGTGCAGGAAATCGATGACTTGGGAATTAGGGCCAACATCTCAGATGGGTGGGGGACAGTTGTGCCTACTACCTTCCTGCCCCATGATATCTCTCTCAACTGATCTGCTCGCTCTGCGGAACAGCTCCACACCCTCCCTATTCTCTGAGGAACCTGAGTCATCCTGCTGATTCCGTGGATTTCAGAGTTAAAAAACGACTCCTCTAGGGTTCTTGACAAGCTTCTCCTGAATTGGCGTCGGATGGTTCGGGAGTTTTGGATTAATCCGATGATTGATTCAGGAATTCCAAGGAATGAGGAGCTGAACAATTCACTGAGAAATCTAGGGAATAAAGGTTCTACAGATCTCAGAAACAATATAAAGTTGTCTCTGTGTGTCTTGGACAATAATATGGCCTCCCGAAATTCAGAATTTTCTACCTTGTCAACCTCATCATACAAGGCCTTCCGAATAGCTTCCCTTAACAGGATGGTCGGGCTTGCTCCTCCTCTTATGTTTAATGTTGTGGGGTCTTCCAGCAGCCTGGTGAAGCTCTCTAGGCTTCTGTCCCCCAGGTCAGGGTTTCCTGCTTCTTGGCATAGCGCATGAATCCATGATTCTGAGGAGCTCAGCCAGATCTCCCTCCAGAAAGATAATCCCTCAGAGACTGGATCCGAAAACTGACGAATATGGAATCGTCCCAAGGACATCCCTGAGACTCCACCAAGAGACGGGTCCAGATAAATTATCCTTGACATTGCCAACAGAAACTCAGTTCCATCAGCAACCAATATCTTGTAAACTCTATCCTTCAAGATAGGGCTGAACAGAAGGTAATGGTACACTGCCTGGACAGACATCAGGAGAAAGTCTCTCATGGGCTTGATCAAGGATTGTGAGTGTTGAGCTACTGTCAAGGCATTAGTTGACACAGTCGACATAATGTTTGCTAGGTTGACTATCTGGTCATTGGATATACATGAGACTCTGGCCCATCTCTTAGACTCCGGAACCAGGATATTGCCCCTAAACAATGGAGTTTTCCCGTATATGAGAAAGTCATAACTGCACATAGTCTCTTCTTTCTTAATGATAAGCCCCAACTTGGAGGCCCCATCTTCAATAGCTCTATAGATCGAGATGGCATTCCTTGATATACTGTCCAACTCATACAGCAAGCCCTCCTTGTTCAATCCGGACGACAGCATGTAAGTCGGGCACAAGACTTGATTGTCCCCCTGCGCTAAGATTTTCGTCCTAGTGTTTCTAGTCTGTGACTCTCTGTCTATCATTAGAAGACTGACCAAACTCCACCCTTTCTGTCTCAACCCTTCAAGTCCCCCGTCCTGGCCGTTCCAACAGGTAGGACCATTGGTCATATCCAGGCAGTATATTTGATCCCTCCACAATCCAATTAAGTCAGATCTGTCTGAATAGTAAACCCACGATTTTTGGAAGAACTCGTGTGTCCGAGAGAATACTTTCTTGAGGCCGAATACCTTGTCCAAGACAGAAAACACATCTTTTGTCGACTCTAGTCGTTGATGGTTGTTCCACTTTTCATAATCTAGGTGGAATGCATAAGTCACCCGGGAATAATCTAATAAGCCCTGCCCTGTGACTCGATCAATCAACTTTTTAAATACCTTGTTCAAATTGTCAGTCATCGTCAAGGCGTCAAACAGGGGCAAGATATATGTAGCCAACAGTTTCTCTGTTATGACAAAATAAAGCCTTAGATTCCAAGACATCAGTGCGAAGAATCTTCCCTCTATCTTAAGCTCTCGTTCTTTTGGCTTCAGACCGATTATCAAGTCATCATCCGGCAGTCCTCCCACATCAATTGACCGGAGGAACTCTCGAGGATTGACTGGAGGTCTGGAGAGTGCTGTAATGATCACTTTCTCACTAGGGACTGGTCCGCCTCTATTCTCCGAAAGCCATGAGGCCAGCCTAGTCCTAGTGAACGAGTGAGATTTGTCATCCAGAATTTCTGAAGGATCCATGGACTCCGGGATTTCAAAGATTTGGGTTATGGGGAGGCTATGCCAAGTGTCCCCAACCATGTCAACCACATGTTTTGGAGGCCAAGTCTGGGTTTTCACATAAGGAGACAAGGGGTGATCACCCGGCAGCAAATTAGAGTCTAGATACCAGCGGGAATATTTGTCAAATCCCCACCTAAGTATCCTCTTAGCCAAATCGCTCGCCAGACACTCTTGATAATTCCTGTCTATGATTTTCTTGACGTGGACCTGATCATACAACTTGGACAACCCCTTTCTGTAGTCAATATAAGGATGACCCCAATGTCTATAGCAGCCGTAAACGAACACCAAGTCATGTATGTTATCTAACAAGTCCATAGTCTGAAAAAACTCTCTGGCACTGGGCCCAAAAGTCCCTTCTAGCTGATTAGTTTTGTCACGAATGAACTGAGGGAAATCTCCCAAGGAGTGAATTAAAGGTCTAAACTTCTCTGCTTTCTGTACCAACTTATTCACGATATAAGGCTCCAGCAGCTTTATCACGTCGTATCCGGAGTTTCCACATGCAGACAATACCTTGTCTCCCGCGATGTAGAGTTGACATAAATTAGACACCAAGTCATCTGAATATCTTGATTCCGGGGGAGAGATCAAGATTAAAAGTGAGTTGAATCTTGACAAAAACAAGTCCTTAAGCATTAGGGTATAGTTTCTATCGAACAGACAATTTGCACTTTGAGAGTATACAAAGTCTTTAGTTATGACAAGAGACCCCCATATCTGATCCCTGAACTTTACCAAATCGCTCTTCACGTCTATGGAGGCAATCTCTTTCCATAAGGCCAAGATGGTTTTCTCTTCATCCCAGTCAAGGGCGTTCATATACAGAATTATTACATGGAAAAACAAGTAAGAGGAATAAGTATTGCCTAGATACCTACCGAATGCCTGGTCATACTGGACTTTGTTGATGCTAGATAGCACCCCCTCTGTCGGAGTCTTCAGTCCTCTGTTCTCTAGAGTATAGTTTAACAACTTCTCTATAGGGGATGACTTCTTGTAGAACTGTGAGAGTTCTGTGAGACACTTTCTGCTACGCGTAGACTCAGAGTGGGACCCATGTAGCCACAGGGTTATCATAGCTTGTGCGCCTAGACCTCCTGCCCGCATTGACCCGACATCTAACTTCTTAAAATAGCCTCTCAGAACCTTGTAGGATCTGAGCAAGTTGTCTGTTAAATTTAGTCGGCTGGGCCTGTTCCCCGTCGTTAACCATTCTATCATTAATCTTGAAGGATCTTCCAAAAGTGGGGAATTCAGATTATAATCTGAGTTTCTTAAGATGTTTGGCACAACTGAATTGCTTCTCAGGTCTGCTTCTGGCTCAACAGGATCCACCGGATCATCGTAAACCTCGGTAGAGTCAATCATTTTGCATTTGAAGATCTATGAGGAGGGGTGTTGGCTCCTCTTGCATATTAATGTTTTTTTCAGGAGTACACAATCTTGGTTAGGAGGTTCTTTGTCTGTCTACACATCAGAAGATTGACCCTTTAGCTGAGCGTAATCCCCCTTCACTATTCTTATAAATGGGTAAAGAGCGTGGCAAGGCTCTGAGCTTATACTAAAAGCGGGGGTTATGCTAAGCATACCGATGTAGTTAGTGTACACTATTGACTATGATTGTCTTGTTATTGTTTCTATCATTCAAGTAGCCTGCTAACATCTAATTAGGCTAATTAAAGCACCAACATCTCAGATAGATGTAAATTAAACTCATGAATTCTCAAGCATGAATCAAAAGGATCATGTCAGCTGGCCATATATGGGAAGATACTCCTTAGATGACCTTTCTAATCTCAATCCCTCGCTCGGTTCAATATGCAAAGGCAGTAATTCATATAATGATTAAATGAGGTGATTTTTAAAGCTTTCATCAGATTCATCGCATAGTTGCCTCTGTTGTCACATGATCTATGGACAAGACATACTTATGACTCACCAGTGGCCCCCACTTTGTACGACTCCCAAGATGGAATTGCCCTTCCACTTTGAGAGGTTACAGAAACTTTCCTGATCAACTCTATTGGGTTTGGCTTAGGCCTCCTTCTCCTCTTGAACCTTTTGCAACATGCTGCAGTAATTATTGCTAAGGCAAGAAGGGCAAGCACAGATATTCCTATAAGAAAGTAACGCTTCCATTCGGGAAAACCCAGATCTATGCCTGATATGAGTTTTTGGGTGTCTGGAAGGTGAACCTCAACAAAATCCTCTGCCTCATCATCTCTCTTGAACACCGTGGAAGGGTCAGCCAAGGGATGTCTGAGAGGAATCATCGAGGATTCTAGCAGCTCAATGTGCTGCTGTAACAAGGCTGACTGCATCTCCGGAATGAGTACATCACCCCCTGGACTCAGTATGATCCCATTGAAGAATATACCACTGTAGTGAGGATGGCATCTCCCCCCTGCCATCAGACACCCTTTAGATGGGATCACTTCTTTCCATTCTCTTACAGACTTGTAATGGGCATCTGCTTCCATGAGAGTCTTGTTGATGAGAGTGTATGCCTTTCCAAACCCAGGAACCAGTTTCCTGAAATGACTGAGACGTCTGAAACTTATAGACTTGGTTGTGATGATAGTTTCTAAAGCATCCAAACACTCTTCCCTCTTCTTCACCAACTCTTCAACCACAAGGTGTTCAATTTCATCTGTATGGAAATCATGGACATTAACAAGCTGATCTGGAGAGCACCATTCCGGAGCTTCAGTTTTCTGAAGAGATACCCATGATCCATCCATCAATCTCATGCCAGGGACCCCACAGAGTCTCTGCTTGCAAGCCCCCTTCAAGGATTTGTACAATCCTCTCTCATCCACAAATCCACACAGCCTCCCGTCTTTGGTTGCTTTCTTTCCTTTGCTAGTTGTGAATATATCACAGGACAGCCCGGGTTTAGGATTCTCTGGAATCCAAATGGTGTAATCATGATTTGTCGGACAACATATGGCACTCGGGGGTGAAGCTAGACATTTACCATTAGGGAACATTTTGGAGTAGAGGTTTTTGTCATATGCGTCCATGTCGACTACACTAGGAGAGATGATCAGAAGAGACTCCTTGGTGGTCTTCACAGTTCTCAACCAATGAGAGTCAGGGTAAGGGTTGTGCAGTGACTCTTCATATCTCGGATCACCAGTAATCTTCCAGTTGTAGGCATCTCTACAGGCGCTCACAGTTGGCCGGAAATGTTTCCTCTTGAAGGTTGTAGTCACATACCCTACAAAGTTTGTGTAGGTCTCTGCCTCTGTTATTACACCAGTGCATGTAAACCCTTCTATTTTTATTGTTGTTATATATCCCACTTTCAGTTCCATGTACGAGAATGGGGTGAGAGTCGTGCATCCCTCGTCTTCCACGATCAAGTTGTTCGGGCAGCTGAGATGGTTTATGTCAATAGGACTCCACGGTCCAATCTTATCCGGGATGGTGTAGATTGGGAACTTTGCCAGACAAGGAGCACAGTTCAAGAAAAAGGCGAATATGGCGGTAGAGAGTAACATGGCTTTTGAATCTTTCGAGGGATGTTATTTGTTTTTTTCACATTGCAGCGTTTTCACATGTGAAGGTATTGGATAATATATATTAAGAGTATGCAGCTATTGTGTGGCACCATAACATACTTTGTTCTATTGCTCGCGGAAGGACGGAAGAGTGTGGTTGTATATATCATCATGTGGAGGTAACTGATTGAGCAGTGGCTTGGAGTGATGGTCATTCGAGGAGCAAGGAAGTGTTCTTGTCTTCGTCAGACTGCTGAGTTTTTAGAGACATGTCAGACCACAGCTGGCATGCTCTGGAGTTCATGTTGATACACCAGAGTCTCCCCTGAATATGACACTGTCTTGCACTCACTCTCATCTGCAAGCCGACAAACTCAGAATCATCATCCCATGTAATCTCCTGAGAGTATTCTAACTCCTCCCCATCCAGGGGGCCCGATGACTCAGCCCACTGGAATATAAGGGTGCGCCTGATCTTGTAAACCCAATTCATTCCATCTGGAACAGGGGCCCCGGACAGTGCCAACCCAATGACAACCTTCACCAGCCCTATCATCCTTCTATTCCCAGAATACACCCCTTCGAAGGAGCTCAAGATATGTCTGATGATCCTGAATGAATATCCATTTGGGCTGCACACTTTGACTTCCCCGTTGATACAAAAGTTCCTCATGTTCTTCTTCCCAGTCATCTCTGACAGCGGGACATATTCAGGAGGGGGAAGCCATAGGTCATCGTCGTCAGGAGGGGCAGAGACTGGGTTGGGCTTTTGCATCTCATCATCCTTACAGCTCTTAACAATTTTCCGAATGATCTTCATCTTGCCAGTGGTGTTACATGTTTTTTTCATGATTTGATAACAGTCAATTTATTTGTCCTGGTGTGACAGTGGCCAATTTTAGATCAATACGCAAGATATCTGTTTAGATCATCCTGCATGAGTTTGCCCAGTTTCGCCGAATTGACTAGAATTTGGAACCTTTTGGAATGATTGGATGCCACACTCCCCAGCATGCACCGGAGGGGCAACTTCATGCCATCCCGAGCCATTCTTGTCACCCCAGGGATTCCTTTGACCTCTCTCACTATATCATCAAGATTCATTTTCAGTTGCTCAAAATTCCAAAGGAATATCCCGGATGATCGAGAAGGGAACTTATACTTCTTAGAAAAGCTCTCGGCTATCTGATGAGCAATCTCTGCCTCAATAGATCCATCATCCTCATCATTGCTGGCAGCCCAGTCTAATCCTGGAGGACCTGATGATTCCTGGGAGTCAAGGTTCATGTTTGAGGATGGTCCCTCCCTCTTGCTAGGGGCAGAAGAGGAGGCGGCTTGCTTGACCTTCTCCAGTGTGGTCCGAGTTGACTTGTCGGCCTGGAGCTTGTTGACAGGGGCGGGGAAGTTGGTGGCCACATAAGATACGATGTCCTCCACTGCTTGTGCCCATATCTTGAAGAATCCATCTCCAGTTTTCATCTTTCTGACAATCTGCATTCCCACAGCATCAAGATAAGACTGGAGAGGGACGTATGAGTTTTCACTCTCGGTCATGTAGAAGTCCTCATCCTCACCCTCTTCTTGTCTCGAAGCATCCTCCTCCTGTTGCCCCTGTTTGTAGTCTGCTATTCTGAGCCTCTTAATATCCTCAGGAAGTGTTTCCACGTCTATAGGAATTCCTTGAAGGTGGGCTTGACTATCCTCCATGTTTTTATTCACCAAATCCACTGTCTCCTCAGCCATCTCCAAGTCAGCCAAGCCGGATCTAAGTGCACTAGGGTTGACAAAGATCTTGCTCATGATGATGATGGAACCAGCGGAGTGGTGTTAGTTTTTTTCTTTCCAATTGGATTATTTAATCACATCATGATCCCTTATCTAATCAGGGGATTATCTGGGATCACTAGAATACGTCTTGTTGAGAAACTCTGCAAAGGAATTAGGCCTGGCCTGATGGTTTGCACTCACTGAGACATATCTCTTTATGTGAGACCTTTTTAATCTCCCTCCGTTCATCATAATCCTGGTGTATACTGCCTCTGGGCTTCTCGTGTCTCCCGAAAAGAAGTCTTCATCATCCGAATTCACTGTCCCATCATCTGCCAATGCTACATCAACCTTAGTGCTTTCTGCTGCCTCGTAATCCTGTAGCTCTTTCTCATCTCTGAAGAACCGCCTCTCAAATGTTCCCTTCCCGAAAAACTCCTCCCCTAGATAACCCCCCAAAACTGACATTTCATGGGGTGCACAACTCTGAATGACAGTGGCATTTAAAGATCTGATTTGGCCCATGTAACAACCCACAAAGTGAATCAGGTTAAACACATGCCCAACCGCATTGGATGAATAAGGAGACTTTCCACTGAGTCCAAGTGATCTGAAGTGGATGAAATACGAGTGCGGAACAGCTGTTTCTTGCCCTGGCTCAAACATTCTCTTGATCTCTTCCTCGAAGTTCTTGTGGAAGAAGTATAATATGGCCTCCCTGGCTGTCAAATTGATTTGCTTGATGAACCCTGTGAAAGACACCAACCCCGAACAATCCTCATAAGCAGTAACCACTGTCCCAACCCGAATTGCAGAATACAGGTGCTCAATTCTGGCAAAAAACATGTCATAAGCCCCTGCCAAGAATCTAAAATTAGGTATAGTGCTCCAGTTGGCACACATCTTGTGGGTGGTCATCAATGTGTGGTGTTCCACAATCTTGACAAATGGGGCAGTCTCAAAGATCTGTTCCATTCTATCTGCCACATTGGTCTTATAGTTCCCCGTATTCTGTCCTACTATCTTACTGAGCCTATAAAGACAGAGAAGAAGTCCAACCAGAGATGCATGTTCAGGTGTCGTAGGGTCCCGAGTGAGATCTTGACCTCCTGTTTGAGCCCAGTTGCCCTCAGTGTTCGTCCTGTGAATGTCCACTAACGTAGCAGGTGTTATCTTGTCCCCTTTCTTAGCAATGTTGATTCCGTAACTAGTCCAATCTTCCGGGCAGATGCCCTCAAACAAGACCATGGCTCCAGCTAAATAAGAGCAGACGTCATCTGGGTCTAATTTGGCAGCATTCATCCCTGACAAGATAGACTTGTAGGCTGTTTTCAAATCGGGATCTTTTCCGAGAGTGATGCTTGGTTTCTTCTTGTCTTTAATAGCAGGGTACTTATACTCATACTGATCAGAAATCACCTCAGGTCTTACCGAGACCAGCTGATTATGGACCTTAAAAACAACCTTGTTAACATCCATTGTAGGGGTGTTACATTTCTGTTCTATCGATGAACGTGTCTACCCCTTTTTTGTTTTTGTTGTTAAGCGT